CGCGGCTACTTACAGAAGGTTATATTTTTGACATAAAAAAAGCTGGACTTGTAAACCAGCTTGTGTTTAGACCTGCGGGGGTCTATTTTTTTCTTGTTGGGTATTATTTTAGGCTTGAATTTACGTACAAACGCAGCAAGGGGGTTTCTTTTAGATGTTTTGGGGGTTCGGCTACTTACCATTTGTTGTTTCCTGAAAAAGAAAAAAGGGTAAAAAAGAAAAACAAGCACTTTTTACCGCATTTTTTCACTCTTGTCAACCCCCTAAATAAAAATATATTTTTCTTGACAACATATTGCTTTCTAATTTTGTATTTATGTGGTATAATATGTATACCATGAGAAAAAAACGTCAATATAATTCGTTATTAGAGCAAATTAGTGCGGAATACGAGGAAAAAGGTCGTTTTACAACGCATATACCAAGCCATCACGTATATTATGTACGTGCAGCTTTAAAAGAACGTACTGGACAGAACTTCAGCGTTGAGGACATAGAAAAAGCATTGGTAGCAGAGGGATTGTCTGAGTATGTCAGGTGAAAGCCTGTCCTACCATAAGCGTATAGATGCTGTACTTATACCTGCGGGGTTCGCTACAGCCAATCTAACGGATATTGGGCGAGATTGTACCAATGAATTTCGCCCTTTAAAACAGAAATAAATTATTATGGCAAGAAAAAGAGATAAACAGCCGCCAAAGACTAAGAAATATTTTAGGTCTACTAAATCTGGAGCTGGAATGACAAAAGCAGGCGTTGAAAAGTATCGACGTGATAATCCGGGTAGTAAACTAAAGACAGCAGTAACTGGTAAAGTTAAGAAAGGAAGCAAAGCAGCAAAGAGACGTAAATCGTTTTGTGCTAGAAGTGCAGGACAGATGAAAAAGTTTCCTAAAGCCGCAAAGAATCCTAACAGTCGTTTACGACAAGCTAGGAGAAGATGGAAATGTTAAATGTGGATACCAGTTATAACTATACTATGGGCACTAGGTGAAAGTGCAACATGGGTAAATTTTCCAATGGTTAATTTTCCCTTTACCTCATCAACTAACTGTTATCAGTATATTGAAAAGGTAAGAACAAGTATAACACAAGACCCCCAATACTTAAATGGGTATAGCACTTGTGTGTATGTAGGCGAACCATCAGGAGAGAAAACTTAATGTTTCAGGCATTGATAGGACCTATAGCTGACCTTGCCGGTTCATTTATGCAAGGACAGATTAATAAGCAAAAAGCTAAAGCTACATTAGCACAGACTAAGGCTGAAGCTGAAGCAGAAATTATGCGTACAGCAGCCACCCATGATTCTAAATGGGAAATTATTATGGCGCAGGGTACGCAAAACTCGTGGAAAGACGAACTAGTTACGATTGTTATTTTAATACCAACTGTGCTAGTTTTTATTCCGGGAATGGAAGATATAGTAAAAAATGGTTTTGCTAGATTAAACGAATTACCTGAATGGTATACGTACTTGTTATTTTTAACAGTATCAGCTGCTCTAGGAATTAGAGGGCTGGATAAATTTAGAAAGAAATAAAATGCCTCACGCAGTTAAAAGAATGAAAAAAGTAATTAAAGGTTTAAATAAAGCTTCTAAGTTGCATGCATCGCAAGCTAAGACTCTAAAAAGCATTATAAAGAAGAAACCTAAAAAGAAAAAGAAATGACCTGTAAGTGCGGAAAAGAAGATTGTGCTTGCAATAATGATTTGCAATATATAAATACAGATAAGTCAAATAATGACTTAGTACCTGATAAGTTAGCTTATCAAACAAACAAACGGAGAATGGCGTGGATTTTATTGGCTATGATGCTTTTCACTACACTTGCTACAATCTACGACCCTACCAGAATGTCAGAGGCAGAAAGTATTTTAATGACCCAGTATTTATCAATGTGTGGTCTGCTAGGGGCTTATTTTGGTTTTAGTGCAATAAGCGGAAGGAAGTAATTAATGGAATTGTTTGTAGAAAGACTACAAAAAGAATTAGAGATTGATGAAGGATGTAAGTATGAAACGTATTTGGACCATCTTGGTTTACCCACTTTTGGTATTGGGCACTTGGTCAAAGGGACTGACCCGGAGTATGGCAAACCGATTGGAACAGCCATTAGCAAGGAACGGGTGCTTGAATGTTTTGAGCAGGATATACGAACGACTATAGATGATTGTAAAAAAATATTTGATGATTGGGAGTCTATGCCAGAGCAAGTAAGATTAATCATGGCAAATATGATGTTTAATTTGGGGTATCCAAGATTTTCTAAATTTAAAAAAATGATACAGGCTGTTAAAGATGGCGAGTGGATTGAAGCCGGAAATCAAATGCAGGATTCCAGATGGTATCGTCAGGTAACAAATAGAGCAGATAGATTAATCAGTAGAATGAAGGGAGTACCATTACATGGCTAAAAAACATATTATGGATTTAAAAACAAATGTGCCTAGATTAAAAAAAGGTGCTATGCTTGGAGATTTAGATAAAGACGGCAAAATGTCAGGCTATGAAAAAGTAAGACAGAAAGCTATTGAAAAATCTATGGCAGCCCAAAAGAATAAGTAGTGGCTGCTAGAATACCAAGAAAAAAGGGGCAGCCCGCAAGGTCAAAGAAACATAGTGACCTGTATACTGACGAAAACCCTAAGGGTACAATTAGGGGATTAAAATTTACTACAGCTGCTGACGCCAAAGCATCAGTGGCTAAAATTAAAAGGTCAAATAGGAGTCATGCTCATAAAACGCAGGCTGCTATTGCAATGGAACAAAGAGCGAGAGTTGCTGGCAAAGCTGGTGCAGCTCGCATTTATAGAGCATTTATTGAACAACAAAAACGAATAACTAAACGTAAGAAGAAATAAATGAACTATATAACAAGTAATATACCTTATTTTAAGGTATGGGTTCGTAGAGAATATACGACCAATTTTGACCGATACCATGGCGAGTTTTTACATGGTATGGCTATAGCAGTAACAACCTTACCAATGAAGACATTAAGTTTTCAGATATTGTTTACAGGTTGCGACGAAGATGAAAATATACACGGGGGTGCAATGTGGGCAAGAATGCCACTAACTGCCCTTGTAGGAGATACGCCTTATGATGAATGGGCAGAACCTTTGCCTACATATTTGGCTCAGCCTTGGGATTGTCAATCGCACCATCACTCGGTTTTTGTACTGAATAGAGCAACGCCTTGTCCTTGGCAGGCAAAAATAGATAATCAGTTTTATCCGGCAAAGTATCATTTTACGATTGATTATACGGATAGCGAAGTAGCTGATGACCCTGCACAACACAAACAAAGTCATGTGTTAGAATTAATGGATGCAGGAAAATGGACAGGTAATATAGTTGCATTACCGAATAATCGTGTAAGGGTGACAAACCCAGCATGGTTTGTAACAGGTGAAGGTCCACCTGATTTTGTACCGAGTCAATGGACTCATCACTCAAAGCAAGACCCCAACTATGTTGAGGATACTGCTAGAGTATTTAATAATCTATACGCTAAGGAGAAATAGTATGGCGATGAAAAAGAAAAAAGCTAAAGGTATGGCAAGAGGTGGAATGAAATCCAAAGGCTATGCTAGAGGCGGAGCAAGAATGAAATCTAAAGGAATGGCTAGAGGCGGCATGAAGTCTAAAGGCATGTCACGTGGTGGAGCAAAGAAGTCAATGACTCTTGCTCAAATCAGAAGCATGGCTAAGACTAAAGGCTACAAATTGGTTAAAGTGTAATGGCAGCTAAGAAGAAGAAATCTTCGTCTAAGCCAAAACCTACTAAACCAGCTTTATGGTCAAAAGCAAAAGCTGAAGCTAAGCGTAAGTTTAAGGTATACCCTTCAGCTTACGCCAATGCTTACGCTTCCAAACGATATAAAGCAATGGGTGGCGGCTGGCGCTCGTCATGATTGAGTTTGTGCTATATGTATACATTGGCACAGCTGTTCAAAATAAAACCCAAACCTTCGCAAATATAAACGATTGTAAATATTATGCAGAAAGGATGAATAACCAACCTCTTGTCCCTAGCAACGGAGGCAAGACAAAACATGAAATAGTTGCAGTTTGTTTACCTAAAGATAAAAAATAAATATGCTTGACCCAATTACATTATCTGCTGCTGTCTCAGGAGCAACAGCCGCATATAACGGCATAAAAAAAGCCATTACGTTGGGTCGTGAAATTGAAGATTTAAGTGGTGAACTTGGCAAATGGATGAATGCAGTTAGTGATGTTGATAACATACACAAAAATGCAAATAATCCATCAACTATTGACAAACTATTTAATGGTTCTATTGAAGAAATTGCAATGCAAAGTTTCTCTAGTAGAAAGAAACTACAGAAACAAAGAGAAGAGCTAAAAAATTTTTTAATAGGACATTATGGATTACAAGCTTGGGACGATTTAGTCCGTGAAGAAGGTAGAATTAGACGACAACGTCAAGAAATGATTTACCAAGCTGCTGAAAGAAAAAGACAAATACGAGATTATACTATTATTGGTATAGCAGCGTTAATCGGATGTAGTGGACTTGGTTGGATGTTATGGATAATAAGTCTTTCTATTTAAGTTTGTTAGCAATGGCAGTTGTATTGTATCTTTTGATAGGGATACAAGAAGCTAGAGGAGAAGATAAAATTAAAACAACTTGTCGTTTGGCAAGTCAAATTTTAGTTAATGAACAAAGGGTATGTGTTTTTGTAGGAGCAAATCATACACAGTATAGAGAATATTTACCGTATGATGCAGGAGAGTGTCCTAGAGAATACAAATGTCCTTATAGACCAAATGAAAAACCTTTTGATTTAAAAAGTGTAATTAAAAGTATAAAAGACCAATTTAGAAAGTGATAACATATGGCTTACAAAGGTGGACTCAGAAAATGGTTCAAAGAAGATTGGCGAGACGTAGCAACAGGAAAACCCTGTGGGCGTAAATCGGCTAGCAAATCAAAGAGAAAGTATCCAGCGTGTCGTCCGAAAGCAGTTGCGAACAAAATGTCAAAAGGACAAAAATCTGCAGCCGTCGCTAAGAAACGAAAAGCAGGAAATCCCGGAGGAAAACCTACCAGTATTAAATGGTCCGTTTCACCCACTGGACGCAAGCGTAAACAAGTACGAAAAAAGAAATGACTAGACGTAATTATAGAAAAGAGTACGATAGATATCATAAAAGTCCTACGCAAAAAAAGCGAAGGGCATCACGTAATAAAGCTAGAGCTATAATGTCTAAACGTGGTGTGGTTACTAAGGGTGATGGCAAAGATGTACATCATACCACAGGCAACCCAATGAACAATAAAAAGTTGTCTGTAAAATCAAAAAGCAAAAATCGTTCTTTTGCAAGAACAAAAACAGCAAGAAAGAAAAATAAACGTGCGTAAAGAATTAACAGAGCTACAACAAAAATTTTTAAACGAGTTATTTGGCGAAGCAAAAGGTAATT